GTCTGAGCAACCCACTTTTCCCACTCGTGCTGAAGAAGCACTTGACCTGTTGATCTGATTCGTATTTGCATGATTTTTCCTTATGCGATTGCCAAGAAGATAAATGTTCCAGCACTTGCGTTAATTGCGGCTGGCGCAGTTGAACTAATCTCAAACCCTGCGCTGTATGTGTCAACATAGTCGGTGTTAGTTACTTCAGCGGCTGTGCTATTTAAGAGCAAGTAAGGATCATTGCCAGACACAATGCCTCGTGCTGAATCCCATACATACCAGTCACCAGTTGTATTGACACGCTTAATCAATACAAATCTTGCGCCTGCTGTAAAGCCACAATTGACTTGAAGTGTTGTTCCTGTGCCTGTGTAACTTCCAACTTTACTGACCCCTGCACAAGTGGCAAATAAATAGGCTACATAAGTGCCACCAGAAGCATTTGCCCCACTACCTGTTCCTACGCTAAAAACAGAAGATGTTGGTTGACCGCCCCAAATTGATTGACCTGAATAAAGATTGTTTAAATCTTGGTCACTATTTGAATTTAATACAGCACGGGTAACTGTCGTGCTTGTAAACATTGAGCCTGTAAACCACGACCCACCAGCATCCCTTCTTTTTATAATAATAAATTCTGGTGCAACACCTAGGTTGTGAGTTAGATTTTGAGCCGTAGGTGCTGTCCCTGTATAGCAAACCTCATCAAAGAAGCTGGGGGCGCGTTTAAAACATTCAAATACATAAGTATCGGAAGCACTGTTAAATCCAACGCCTGAACTTGTGCCTAAAGTAAACCCTGACATATTAAGAGTTCCTACAGCATATATTCCTTGACCAGTTTGCTCTGCGCCAGATGTATTGGTGTAAATAGTCTGCGTAAGACCTCTAAGTCTATCTTGCGTGTATCTATCTAGCGCACTTGAACCTCTAGTGCAATTTAGTATTAAATCAGGAGAAAACCCAAGACCAGTTATTACTCGGTTATTTGTACCAGTACCTGAAGTTGCTACAGCAGAAAATACTTCAGTCCCACTTGTAGGCACTTTCATCGGGCCACGGCGAATGGCTATGTAGATGTAAGGATCACCACTTACGCCAGTACCATCAGCATGGTAAACAAACCCTGTTGCTGTAGGGTTTGCGTACCCCCTTAATTCTTCTACGGCTGAAGTATTTGGATATAATGCGGCGTCGGTTTGGTTACTACCATTATCAGTCATCCCGCGCATAGAGTCTACTAGTTGCCAATTACTATTACTATTTCTGCGTTTAAACAATAACCATTGAGGCTCATACCCTAAAGTTACTGTAGCTGAATCACTACCGCCTATAGTAAATGTTCCACAACTAATTACATTGTCTGTGCCCGAAGCACCAAAGCCTCCTGCGTCATGGGCGAATAGGTAGGCTACAAGTGTTCTTCCGCTTGTATTTAAGTTATTTCCTACGCTAAAGTTCGTTGATGTAAATGTTGAATCGGATGACCCAAACCAATCATCAGCAGATATATTTGTTCTTCCGTTTGTAGAGTTTAAAACAATACGATACCCATCACCCAACGAGCGATGCCAAACAGCCCAACTTGCAGAAGCATTTGTTTCTTTAACAATGACGCAACCGGGCACACTACCAAGATTGTGAGCAATTGTGCGTGGGTTTGAACCATTCCCAGTCCAAGTCACAATATCAAAAAACTTTGGTTGTTCGCGGAATGTCCATGAGGTGTAACTAACACCAGATGTGTTACACGCGCCTGAATACACTTCGCCACCCGATGATTTAACTGTAAATCCGGTAGTATCAAAGCTACTAAAGCCTTGTGTAGAAGCGTTATACCCATTAGTGCCAGAGGACGCGTCAGTATTATTGGTTGAAATCATACTACCGCCACTAGTGGTTCCAAGCCCCCTAACAGTATCAACTAACTGATGGTTGCCCCCAAAAGATGAATTGGTAGTTCTGTTTTTTATCCAAACCAAGCCGCCTTTGGTAGACAAGTCAATGCCATTGGGGATAGCCAGCGTAGCATCTGTGCCTGTATAAAGCCATGTGCTGAACACATCCTCAATATAAACAGGGGCTGCTCCGCCTGCGCCTTCACCCAGTAGTAATTGCTGTGATGAACTCATATTAGGTCACGTTTCCTGAAACAACACACAGGGTGCTGGTAATGAACAGTACAGTTGCTACACCTGCCGCCGCCAAGGTCATCGTGGCTTTGTCAGTGAATGTGCCTGCAATGTACGCCGTTGTGATTGAGCAAGTGATTGTTGCTGTACTAGCGGTGTTGTTAAAGATGGTGATAACGTCACCAGCCGCAAACGTAGCATCAGGAATCACAATCGCACCGCTTGCGCCAAGCAAGATGTACTCACCAACATCAGTTGTAGCCAGTGTGTATGAGCTAGTCTTGGATGAGCCTGACTGTGGGACTTTACGCACGTTGCCGTTTGAGTCTGAGATAATGCCAGCAACATCTAATTTGCTTGTAGGCGAAGTTGTACCAACACCTAAATTCCCACTTGCATCCAGAGTCATCGCCTGAGTAAAGGAGATAGTGTTCCCTGCTGTGCCTGATGCTGCATTGAACCATTGATGTTCGGCATTGACTAAACGATATTGCGCTACTGGCTGAGAAGATGTGTATTTAAATCCCGCACCAACTTCTCCATATCCATTGTTCCCAATAAACATATAAGGAGCAGCAGAATAGGATGTTGTGTTTGCAGCAATATGAGAGCCAATTGTGCTTAGTTGCAAAACTTTGTAGTAAGAAGCGTTCCAAGCACTCGGTGTAACACCAACACCTAAATTAGTGCCATCAAACACTAGCGCAGAGCCACTTGTCAGAACCTTTGAGCCGTTTAGGTAAGTAACTCCGTTTGCAGTTCCACCATTGTGAGTAACTGTGGAGGATGTAGTCAGAGTGGTAAATGCACCAGTAGATGCAGTAGTAGCACCCACAGTACCATTGATATTGATAGAAGCTGTACCAGTAAGGTTAGTTACTGTACCGCTTGCTGGTGTACCTAGAACTGGTGCAGTCAAAGTAGGTGCTGTCAGGGTCTTGTTTGTCAGGGTTTCAACGCCTGTCAAAGTAGCAAAGCCAGAGGCAGTAAATGCCGCTTGAGTCCAAGCCGATCCTGTCCACACATAAAGAGTGTTTACTGTTGTATTCCAGTACAAAGCACCTGTTAACAGAGCATTTCCATCATTGTCAACACTGGGAGCAGAAGACTTAGAACCTAAGTATCTGTCATCAAAAGCATCGTAGGAGGCTGCTGCATTAGTTTCGCTAGTAGCCGCATTGCTTGCACTTGTAGAGGCATTAGAGGCACTTGTTGCCGCATTGGAAGCACTTGTAGCCGCATTAGAAGCTGAAGTAGCTGCCGCAGTAGTTGAACCAAAGATCGAATCTATCTCAGTTTTGGTATAAGCATTTGAGATGTTATAGCCAGCAATCGTTGTAGGATTCGTTCCTGCCGTAGCACGACCATAAGCATCAAAAGTAACAGATTGGTATGTTCCTGCCGAAACACCCGAAGTAGCCAAATCAATGTTGTCGCCATTGACAACAATACGACTAGATGACGCTGTTCCTACATTAAGAGTATTACCTGTCTTTGTAAGACCATCACCTGCGGTAATCTGACCTGCACCTGAGAACTGCGCCCATGTAATCGATGTGCTTCCCAATGTGCCACCTGCATCTATTGTGCAGATAAAGCCAGAATCAGCATTGGTTGTACCTTTTTCAACAAAGGTAAAAGCCGCTACCAACTCAGCATAAGTGTCAGCATCAGTTGTGCGAGTCCAAGAACCTGTTGCACACAAGTAAATACCATTTGCAGAAGCAGTAGATTGGTCTTTAACCAAGACCCGATCACCCGCAATAATCGATATGCCATCAATGGTTTGTGCGCCAGACAGAGTAATATTTGCAGTTGTAGCGGCAACCACAGAGGCTTTAGCATCAATACCTTGGGCTAGTGCATCGACATAACCCTTGGTAGCCGCATCAGAATCGTTTGTAGGGCTTGCCAAACCAGTAATGGTTGCCGATGTACCGCTATCCATGTCTAATGAGCCAGAAATGGTCACATTGTTAAATGTAGAAGTTCCAGAAGCCGCAGTTACATTGCCTGTCAGATTGCCAGTTACGTTACCTGTGACATTGCCCGTTACGTCACCCGTTACATTACCTGTGACGTTACCAGTTACTGCGCCTGTCAATGGGCCACTAAAGCCTGTATTTGCGGTGATGTTCGTGCCAGTAATAGCAAGTGGAGATGAGCCTCCGATAACCGCACCATTGATTGTTCCCGCACTAATGGCGGCAGAAGCAATCGTAGCGGCTGTGCTAACAGTAAGGTTGGTAAAAGTACCCGCAGCAGCAGTAGTTCCACCAATCACCGCACCATTTATCGTACCCCCAGTAATGGTGGCAGATGAGTTATCTGTCTTAGTCGCAATGGCAGTTGCAATGTTATTGAACTCTGTATCAATCTCAGTACCTTTAACAATCTTTAGGGGATTGCCAGGCGAGAGATTATCTTTGGTTGCAAAGTTAGTGGATTTTGAATAATTGCTCATATTTATCCTATCTTGCCTTCTTTGGCTTGAAGTTCAATTTTCTGAATTGACAACTGAGTGCCATTGATAGTGGCTTCGTAACCAGTTTGTACAATTTTACCTGCACTTGAAGCATTACTTGTCAATGCTTTAATTGGTATACCGCTTGAGAAGTCTGCAACTGCATACTCACCAACCCCATACTCGTAATAGCCTTGAGGTGGAATAAAGACGTTCTCTGACTGATAAGCGCCCGAGTAGTCAAAAGCCCACTTGATTGTCAGGAACTGGTTAGAACCACCAATCACCACGGCAGTAATAGACTTCAGGATGGAAATCTGATTAGGGTTTCCTAAGTCAGCATTGTTGGTGTAATAAGAGAACCGATAACTCAATGTGTCATCAAGATAAGTTCCATACTTACCAATGTATCCATTCTTACCAATGTACAAATCACCATTTCTTAGTGATTTCAAACAAGTTGGAGAGATAGAGTCCCACTTCGTTACACGGGAAGCACCATCTTGCAAGGATTGCTTCGTATCAAAACAGTAAACTTGCAAAGTAGCGGGTAGAACAAGCAGGTAAAAAGCGTTCTTCTCTGAGTAAACAGACTTGATATTGGCTAGTGTTTCACCCGCCAAGGATGATTCCAAATCAAAACGAACATTCTTAGATAGGTCTCGCAAAGGTGCAGACTTCTCTTGGATAGTCCTCATCAATGAACGAACACCTGAGTCTGACAAGAAAACAACGTCAGTACCAATACTTTGTATGGTATCCCTAGCAATACACCCAATAGAACCTACTGTGTCGCTCAGAACAAGAGAGGCAGGAGTAGAAGCACCTGAGTAAACAAGAATCTGCTTCTTACCAAAGATAAACAAGAAATCATTGTGCGCTGCCAAACCCATGACTTCATCTGCACCATTAGGCCATACACGGGAAACATCCAATGAGCCTGAAGTGCCACCGCCCCATACATGACCTGCAATCAGGTCAGAGAAGCTAATAGTTACCTTGTCCGAAGCAGTATTAGCCACCCACAGACGACCAAATGCTGAAATAGCGATGTTGGCTTGAGGAACTGTAGCTACATAACCAGACTTCTCTGACACTCTGCGGTACGTAGAAGTACTTACTGCGGGGTCATAAATCAATGGATCGTGACCTGTTTGGAAGAAGTATGCAATGCCATTCAAAGATGCACATTGCCAGTTAGATGCCGTAATAGTAGGAGCAGAACCGCCACCACCATAGGTCAACTCGGTCACCGCATTAGAAGTGCCGAGCTTGAATATCTTGTTATTGCCAGCAAACAGAACAGTCAAAGTACCATCATTCTGGACTAACTCATGGATAACACCAACATCGTTAGCACCTAGATTGCCAGAGGAAGAGTTAACCCTTGACCAACCTTTTCTAGCACCAATACGACCATACTGATCCAAGATGCAGTTAGTTGCAACCAAAGCAAAGCCAGACCCTAAATCAAGGGGAGAGTCTTCAGTATTCAGGCCATAAAAGCCTGGTGCTGAGAGACTGTAACTTTGAAGTGCTGATGCCATTAGACCGCCACAAAGTTGTCTTCAGGATAACGAGTGGACTCCAATGCAA